CCTCTAATTGTCTCACCAAACTTTGGTCTAACTATTGTATCAAACGTAGCTGGTGAAATAGTCGCTGCTGATAAGAATACAACTTCATTAGAATATCCACTCCAACCTAATGGTCCTAACCAATTTGCTTTAGCTCTATATGTCACTCCATTTGTTAAACCTGTAGCTAGAACAAGGAATCTACTGCTAGATGTATCAGACACTTCGAAAATAAGAGATAGATAATATGGATCTACATCTAGAGCTATAACATAATGAACTTCTGTGTATATTGGATCTAAATGAACACTTAAAAGCGCTTCTGTTCCAGTTGTATTAGATACAGACAAAACTGGTGGAGTTCCATAACCTAGAGATTCAATAGCTATTTCATTGCTAACTAATGTCCCCCCAGCATTATTTTCAACTACTTTATAGAAATACCAATCAACATCAGTTATTGTAAGATCAGATAAGGTTTGTGGTAACCCAGTTGGAGTAATTCCTGCCTGAATTTTATTTCCCACATTTAGAGTAAATCCTGGTGTTAATGATCTATGTAGATCATATGAAACGGGAGCACCAGAATCTCCAATTATAATAATATCATTTTGTGTTGGATCTACAGCAATACCAGATATTTTAATAGCTGCTGAAATATACAAAACTTCTAACTGAGTAGATGTTATTCTAGCTGAACCACTTCCCGCTGCCCTATATAATACTTCTAACTGAGTAGAAGTAATTCGAGCAGCATTAGCTTTAGTTAAAACTTCTAACTGAGCAGAGGTTAATCTTGCCTCAGACATTTATACTAGCTCATATCCAATTTCAACACCATCAANATCAGCAGGAACCCATTGTACTAAAGTATCTGGATCTACTTCCCACAAATGTGTCTGAGACTTATAGTCAGTATTTAAAGTCTTAGCATCTCCAGATTCCTCTGTTGTTCCTGATTTCAATACATTCTTTATCTGAGAACCTCCAGCAGATGGTTCTTTTGCTATCGAGGTAACACTAACTCCTAATACTTCTACTCCTGACAACCCAAGAGGAACTACAGTAAATCTATCTTTATGCCCAGACGTAGTAGATTGGTTATAGTCAACATCGTCATTAGGAAGTGCTTCATCTACCATATCACTATTATCAGTGCCACTTAAAGGTGTAAATTCTATTTGTGCCGTTTCTGCTGCTGGAACTGTTACTGTAGACTGACAATTACCTACAAAATCAGTTACGATTCCAGCAACAGCATCTGCGAAGTAAAGGTCATCAAATAAGAAGCCAACAACTTCATACGCAGAATGTATACCATGTAAAGTACATTGTGTAGCTCCACCAGTAGCACCTTCCGTATTTTGACCAGTTAATGTTAATGGAGTATCTTCTGCACCATCAACATGAACTTCCACTGTTCCAGTTGAAGCATGAATTGTTAGTTTAAGTTCAATAAAATACCAGGTTCCATTATCTATATTAATAACTCCTGTACCTAAAAGTGTTCCTATTGAGGAACCTTTTCTAGCCTCTAAATATCCACCAGCATTCTTAAGTAACGTAAAGATTTTAGACCCACCAGAGTTCTTTAATGTAAAAATACCTGTCAGACGTGCAGGTGGAGAGCTATATCTTTTATAAGCAATACCCAAAACTATTCCAGATGTATGTGGTCCAGAAGGAAGTTCAAACGAGACACCATTTACATCTGGTCCAATCTCACCAAGATATAATGCACCTTTACCATTTCTACCAGCAGTTGTTATAATATCAATTGCTGTACTGGTAGAACCTCTTGTAAATCTACCATCAAGATGTTCTCTAATCTTGAAACCATCAAAACTGCAAAAGAATCTAAGCATCTCTACTCCCTTTCCGGTACTATCTCGCAACACCAGCTCTTATTTTTAATGCGTCTCTTATATCATCTCTAAGTTCACCACAATACGTTCTAACTTCTGGAAGTTCAGACTTTTCATTCAAACACCAAAGGAAATCAAGACTTTCTCCATAACGCAAAACCAATCCAGCTACAGAATCAACTCTTGCAACTAAATCATTATTCTGTTTTGCATGATCAAATAAATCATGTTCAATATTATCTACCCTTATAGCCAACGAATCTGTTAACGCTCTAACACCATCATTTCTTACAAATGAATAAACACCATTTGGAATACCAATAACACTAGCTATCAAAACCACAGCAACAAAAAATTGAAGATGATAAGGCAGACCTCTTAAGAGAATCCAAAACTCCTTATTACTTGAAGGAATAATCCCATTTTTCACTTCGTTATTCATCAGTACTCCAACCCAAGAACTTCTACATGAGCAAGTTGAGAATTGGATTGAGCTTCATTAGCTTCAGTCGGAACTATTGTATTAATCATCTCACTCTGGAGACTTTTAAAGAAATTAGCCCTAGCAACATCACCAAGATCAACACAAGCTCTCCATAAACCACCCATCACAATTATCTCATCCCAAACTTGTGGGATTATGGATGAAGATTGAATAGAACTAAGATCAGTAAGCGCAACATTTCTTCTAATTGTAATAGTATACTCATCATCAGGTGTAGGCCATAAGCGTACAATACAAGCTTCTCTTACATACTCAACCGGAATATCCCACTGATCCTCAGTATCTGCATACTTCTGCTCATATACATCTCTAGTAATTTGAATCAAAGGATAATGTTGACCTTGACCAGAACTTTTCTCAGTGATTGCAATATGATCTACAGATTCAGTTGGAAATGATACATCATAATTACGAACACCAATGGTTGTTAAAAATGTTGAAATAGCTTGCCTTTCTCTAAGAGGATATTTATTTTGAATTTCCCAGAATGCTCTATTCAAATAAAGATCAACTTGATCAGTGGGCATTTGTGTTCCACCAACATTAACACCTAAAGGTCTAGTAACTCCTAGCCTCATATCAGCAATAGCCATCGGCATCTTTTACTTCCTCCAATTGGGGTTTGTAGGGATATAGATTCACTATACCCCTACCACCCTCATCATATTGTTCGAACGAATTTAACAGTTAAATCTTTTGCATTCTTCGCTTGTAATTTAACAGAAGTATGATTACTTAATAGAACCTGACCATTAAGAGGAATAGATGCTTTATTTAAGAACATTAAACAACTTTCAAAAACTCCACTTCTTTCAATATCATAATTTCCTGGTGGAACCCTAACAACTGGGCCATTAATATCAGGACCAGAAGCCGCTTGTAGTAAAACTATATTCATAGTCCTAGCTCTGCACTATACCACACAAATAAAAGTAGCATTCCAGTTGTATCCGTTCCACCAGTATTGTTAACAGTATCAGCGGCTGTAATAGTAAACTCACTAGCTAAATTTGCTCCAGCAGCATCAACTCTTTGAACAAGTTTCAGTGTGTCAGAAGTCTTAATACCAGTAACAGTTAAATCTCCAGCTGCTCCACCTGCAATTACTGCTGATTCTAAAGGTGGATATGTATGATACTCACCTGATCTCCCAAGTAGAGTCATCTCTGTTCTCCTTATCTATATAGATGTTAATATTCAAGTAGGATCAGCACCCCACCAACCGCGGTAATCAACGAACATAATAAGGAATCTAGTAGTAGACTGAGCTTTTGCAGCTTGAGTATCAAAGTCGAAAGTATCATCAAACTCAAGGGCTCTTTTAACACTAAGGAATGCATCATTATAACGACTATCCTGTAAGAAATACGAACGACTTGTAAGATCCTTGTAGTGAGAAATAACAATAGTAGGATTAGGAATACGGCGACGAATTACATTGTCAGTGTTATTAGGAGTAAACGGCTCCAGAGCAGAGTTCCAAATAGCAAGAGCAGTATTCACATCAGCAGCATTGTTAGAAACAATTAACTTATCAGGAGACATACGAATAGGATCACCATTATGATCTGTAACTCTCTGAGCCAAATCTAACAAAGCCGTAATACCAGTAACCGAAAGAGAAACATCAGCAGCAGGACGATTAGGATTAAGAGCTGGTGAGTTAAGATTGGTATGTAGAACAGAAATTAATGGAAGATTATCAATACCACGGAAGAAAGCACCAGTAAAGGCATCATCAAGAATAGAAGCAGCCCTATACTCATAAGTCATACGACCAGCATGAGCAAGATGCTTTGCTGATTGATTGGCCTTACCGTACTTATCATCCTCTAAAGTACGACGAGTGATAATAATACCACCAGCAAATTCCTTATCAACACCAATAACCTGTGGTCCCTGAATAATATCATCATAAATAACTGGCTCACCATCTCCTCGTTCCATTAAACGAGAAATAGATGTAATAATAGTAGCCCGAATCTCTGGCTCATCAGTATTATCTACTTTTAAATACTCAGGGTATTCTGGATCGTACTCATTCCAGGTGTCCCTGAAATTTTTCCGTAATCCAGCCCTGAAAAGCAGGTTTAGCGATGCCTGTGTGTTCATTCTGTATTTTCTCCCTTATGAAATGTTAGCGGAAGCAGCGATAACAGAAGCCAAGAATTTGAATAATACATAACTACCAGCAACACTATCACGAACAACAATATCAACAATCTGAACAGCATCATTTGTTACATTATCATCATTAACAGTCCACTCTCCACTAGCAAGAAGAAGTAATCCACGAGATTCAAGAATATGACTCTGTGTAGGTGCAACATCAACTCCAGCAGCAGTAGTTAACCTACCACTAAAGATCTGATTAGGATCTTCAATAAGATCAACAATAGAAACTTCTCTAACAACACCAGTACGCCAAACAATCTTATCATCATTTGCAGCATTCCAACCAGGCTTTGAAGCAACATCTTCTAGTGCTACACCAACAACATCAACAACACCAGCACCAGTAGTCAACTCAATAACTTCCCCATCTGCATTTGTACCAAGAACAGCTCCCTTTAAGAACGTTTCTGCTACATCATAAACAGCAGAACGAACAGTAGGAACTGTCTTGGCTCCAGTAGCAGGAATGAAAACTCTAGGCATTTTATCTCCTATTCAAACTTTTTCGTCTGTGAGTCGATAGATTTTACAATATCAGCTAATTCCTTATTCCCAGCCGGCCTCTCAGAAGAATTGATGAAAGCAGATACACCTGAATCACGGAACTTATTAACATCTGTCAACAACTCCCGTTCTTCCTTATTGACATTACTCTTACCTGTTCTTTTACCAGCATGTTCCCTAACCATCCTCTCAATACGAATCTCACTAATTACATCTTTAACTTCCTTTGGACAAATCATATGAATTACATCACCAACAATAGCGCTACTAGTACCATCAGAATGGATAGCTCTCTTAACAGCATATTCATTATCAATTCTAAAACCTAAAGTTTCTAATCTACGAATCTCAAGAGGATCATTTCTAACCCATTCACCATGCAAATCTTCTGGAAGTTCNACCNATAACCTATCCTGNACTATTCCTCTATCTAAAATCGAAGCTAACTTAGNCCTCAACTCACCACGTTCAGCCTTCTTAATACGTTCAGCTATTTTCGGATCTAAACCTTGCTCAATAACTTCTGATTTATCATCATAATCCCTTACAGGCTCATTAGGACGATATTTGGTAAAAAGAGAATCAGACATTTATTTCTCCTTCTTCTTATGAACAGGAAGAACCATAGTTTCATCTTCAATTAACTCCCAATATTGTTTCTCATGTTCTGGATTACCAGGTTTCAATCCAGCAATTTTCATAGCAAGTCTATCATCTTCAGTCAATTCTTTTCTCACATCAGTTTCCTTTACCACTCTAGTTCTAGTGGTTCTAACATGTGGGGGATCAATTGACTCATTTATTGTTGTAGTATTAGATGATCTAGATGAACCCAACATTCCCATTTGTTTCATACCAACAGCTTGAGAGATAGCAGATTTAATATTATTTTCATTAATCTCAACCCCAGGTTGATTCATAATAGTATCAACAGCAGATTCAACATCAGGATCTCTCATCCCTTTTCCAAAATAAGGATCTTGTTTAATCAATAGTTTTAAATTCCTATATTCACTATCATTCTGAAATGAAGAAGCAACACGCTTAATAGGTTCTAACATCTTTTCCATCTGCCTCAAAATCTTATCATCCCTAGCATCAAGAGCACCAGTAGGATCTTCATAAAAACTTTTTCTTTCTTCTTCAACATTTCTAGATTTCGGAGTCGGAGCAGAAACTTCTTCCTTACTCTGTTTTACATTATCAATCAACTTCTCTAACCTACGATACTGAACCTGCTGTTCTGCTAATCTCTGTTCAAGAGACGATACATAATTTGGATCTACTGTTACCTCAATAGGCGGATCTTCTTGGGACTTCGTCTCCTGGATTGATTCCTCCGAATGTGTTCCCTCCACTTTCGGAATTTCCTTTTCTTTTGTGCTCATTTTCTTTCTTTAGCTCCTGTAACTTAGTTGGGTTTAAAGACTCCACCAAATCCAACACAAACTTAATACCTCTCCTAAAATGTTTATTTTCTATAAACTTATTTTCAGGAGATTCTAGAACCGTTTCCGCCACCTCCTTCTCTATTTCCTGTAATAAGTGATAAAAGTTGCTCCATTCCGGTCGCTTCACCAGCTCCTGTAACTCTATTATTTGGTTGGGCTCCACTAGGTAGCGGGAGAGGTCCATTACCTCCTCCAAGTATAGATGGAATCTGACCCTTTAACATCAAATCAAGTTCTTTTACAATAATTCTATCAATATTCCTAACATCATATGTCTCAAGAATCTGTCTCATAGCCTCAGTTAAGGCACCTAAGCCTTTAGTGAAAATCAATTGAATCATTTGAGGGTTACCAAGAGGTATAGCTAATTGAGCTAAACCTTGATAATATTGATTCAAAAATCCAGCAATTTGTTGCCAATTTTGACGATCAAGAACCTTATTATGAACTTGAGATGACACTTTCAGATTAATAATAATCCCTTCTCTGATATAAGATGAAGGTAATTGCATAAATGCTCTAACCATTTCACCACCAGCAGCCGTATAGAAATATTCAAGATTCCTTGGCCCAAACTGTTGGTATAGATCAGCAATATCCATAATAACTTCATCACCAAAATCTCTAACCCTCATATACCACAGATCAAACTTCTTATTTCCTTCTTGGATTCTTGCTAAATCAGAAGTTGCAGTTCCTGGAGTACCAACTTGAGGCATACCAAGAGTTACATCATTAACTCCAGTCCTCTGTTGAGAATAAATTACATCGGATTGTTCTGTTTGATAAGCAGAGGGATAAACCTCACCCATCTGTATTGTATCTATTTGATCCATATTATCTAAGAACCACATCTTCCCTGGGAAGATAGGCTCGCCATTTCCATATCCAGATAACTTATGAATCTTAAACATCCTGATATTAGCAAGAGTAGCATTATCTACAAACTGACGATGCCTAGTGGTAATAGAACGCTGGAACTGCTCATTCATCTTACAAATACCAATACCACGACTTCTATGTTCTACTGGGAAATATTTACCTATACGATAAGGACGACGAAGATCAGATAAATAATTATATCTAATCGACATAATTTTACGAGAATCTCTATGGTAATGAATAACTATTTCTTTCTTAACATCACTACTATCCACTTCCCACGCTGTCCAAAACTCAA